TCTGGCAAAGCTCGCCAATATCTAATGGCATGCGAATCGCTGGGATACTAAGTTTGACAATCTGGTGATTGTGTAGTAACATGCTTCACATTCACCAGAAAAGGATGAGACTATGGATTATACCGCGTGGATGATGACAATGGGTAGTGTGCTGATTGACATCAACAAATGTCTACCCGAAAATGAAGAACAAAAAATTATGATGAGAATGGATTTAGAATATTCTCTGTGGCCTCACGAAAACAGGCAATCTGCATTTGACCCAATCAATGATGAATTGGAAACGTATTATGAAGATTGATCTCGACAAATACGAGGCAGACATCAAGCGCATAGATGGTCCTGTGCGATTTTATACCAAAGACGGCAAAGATCCTTTGCCATCTGTGACCAGTTTGTTGTCCACACCAGACAAAGAAGCAGGGCTGGCACGTTGGAGAAAATACACACCCGACCACGAATGGATCACTACACGCGCACTAGCACGTGGCACAGCCGTCCACGAAGCTGTTGAGGAATGGTGTCTCAATGGCATGAAACCTCCGAAGGTGATGTTCTATGATCATCTGATGCCTGCTCTGTACAAGATCATGGAACAGTACGTCGATACGATCCATTCTGTTGAGATCATGATGCACAACAAAGATCTTGGGTGTGCAGGTACAGCTGATTTAGTCTGTACTCTGAAAAATGGTTTGACTGTGATTGGTGACTACAAAACTTCTGAAAAGCAAAAGCAAACCAAATGGATGAAAGATTATTTCGTGCAAACCATGATCTATGCTGACATGTATGAGCGAGAAGTTGGTCGAAAGATCGATGGTATCATGATCCTCAATGTGTATGAGAAACCTCGACCAGGATGCTTTCCCATTGTCAAACAAATCAGTGAAGAAGCTCGTACGAATGTTCGTAAGTTCATCAAATCGCAATCTGATAAAGTAATCGCACAACATGGGTAAATACGTACACTGATCACAATTCTGTGATTTGACACAAACAAATTTGTCATGATATGTTAATTAGCAAGAAGGAAGTCATGACATGCGAATATTCTTCGACTCGATACCAGAGGCCCATAGCAAAAATGCGGGCAATCACAAAGTGAGCATCGAAGAATATTGCAGCATGGCTACCTTCTTTGCTGAATGTTTGCTATCACCAGAAGAAACAAAAAAACTCAAATTGAACTTGTCGTTTGTTCTGGATGCTGATAGTGTTGGACACAAAGGCTATACTATGCATGAAGACGATTGGTCGTACCTAATCTGGATACGTCCATCAATGGCAACACACGAACAGATGATGACGTTTGCTCATGAATTCGTTCATGTCAAACAATTCATTAGAAAAGAATTGTGTCCTACTACCGGAAAGACGTTGACTAAATCTTTGCAGAAACTTAACCCATCTAATTCAGATGATTATTGGGACCATCCTTGTGAGATCGAAGCCTACGGCAGATCGTTTGGTTTGGTTCATCGGTACTCTAGAAAGGCAATGACGAAATGAACACCCACAACAAAACACCCATCGGTGGTTACATAATGGCAATCGTGCTTTTGGTGATAGTCTCTCTGAATTTATTGCTGTGGTTTACATCTGGTGCTAGAGCTGCTGATGTACCAAACATCAAACCTAACGGAACATCAGTCCTTAATGCAGAAGGCACACCGTGCTGGAATAAACAGATCAAAGAAGAAATGCTATTGTCTGTTAAAGGTATGATCCTCAAACCTTGGGTTGATCAGTACAATGTCAGTAAGGAAACAACAGACAAAAAATCGATGGATTATATCGCAGGATGGGTAAACGCATCAACGATCATTCTTATCCCAAAAGTCTATTATAAAAGCGCATCAAACGATCCAATACATCTATGTTCGTTGCAGGCAGTGGTTAATGGCCAACGTGTGGTAGTATCCGGCAATGAAAGACGCAACACCATTCGATATGCCGTGATCAGGGGTTCTTCCGTGGCTATTGACTATGATCTTGTGCCACCAACACCATGGACTTTTCCAGATCCGAAAAAAGACACTGGTGCCATCTAAAATAGTTCTTGACTTCCTTGTTCCGGTATGAGAATATCTACTCATCGGAACAAGGAGACACACAATGACAACGCTTTTTCACAGAGATGGAACTACCTGCACCACACCAACAACTGCTGTTAAAAATGGTGGTGCTCACACTTCTGTCGTCCATAAATGCACACGCTGCGGCGGTGCAGGTAGATCTTCTAGATGGATTTATACAGGTTCAGTATGCTTCGATTGTCACGGTGCTGGTAACAAAGGTATGAAAACTGTGCGTGTTTTCACTACCGAGAAATTGGCAAAGCTGAACGATGACAAGGCGGCACGTGACGCGAAGAAGATCGCTGAGATCCGCGCAAAAGTTGCAGCACGTGTTGCAAACCTTGCGTATGCGACAATCACGAATCGCGTACAGGCCAAAATTGAGCGTACAAAGCTATTTCGTGATAACGAGGTACTTGCGCGTGCGGCATGGACAAAACGCCATGACAACCCATTCCTAAAGGATATCATCACCAAGGGCTTGGTCAATGGTTCTCTTTCAGAGCGCCAGATCCAGGCAGCAGACGAGTCAATCGTTCGCATGGAAGATCGCATTCGTCGCGAATCAACCATGACTTTCGTTGGCAAAGAAGGAAAGCGTGCCAGTGCGACATTAGAAGTAGTGAAAATTGTTTCTGGTGGCTCACATTGGCGTCCATGGTGCCTGACAATCCTTAAGGATGAATCTGGTAACACATTGACAACATTCGGCAAATGCCCTGTTAGCACAGAAGATGGTGCTGTAGCATGTACGTTCTTTGTCAAAGAACATGAAGTTCGCAACGATCTTCCACAAACAGCAATCAACCGCATCAAAGTGTCTGATGTGAGAGTACGATACGATGATTGGGACTACTCATTGGTTGCATAGTGAAAATAGTTCTTGACTCCGGTGGTTGGATATGAGAATATCTACTCATCGGAACAAGGAGACACACAATGCTTATCGAATCCAAATCAATTTTCGCCAAACTGCTCGCAACCGAGAACATCGATGTTGTGCATGGCCCATATAAAACTGCTTCATTTCACCTCAAAACACGTCAATTGCGTCTTCCAATCTGGAATGATGCTAAGACAACCGATTTGTTTGTTGGTCATGAAGTATCACACGCACTCCACACACCACTTGAAGGTTGGTTGGCAGCATTAGACGCTGGTATGTCGAAGGATCTTATCAATGTTGTTGAAGATGTTCGCATCGAACGCCTCATCCAAAAACGATTCCCTGGTCTGAAACGTGACTTCATTCGCGGCTATGTTCGCTTGATGGAGCTAGACTTCTTTGAGTTCAAAGGAGAAACAGTATTCCCTATGTCTGGTAAGGGGTTCCTTGATCGGATTAACATCAAAGCAAAATGCCGCAATCATGTGGAAGTTGAGTTCTCTGTTGAAGAGAAGGCATTGTTCGACATGTGCTATAAGACAGTGACATTCGGTGATGTTATCGAAGTCTGCAAGCTGATCGAAGCATACATCAAAGATAAGAAAGAAAAATCCACAGACAATAAAGATCAGTCACCTGACAAAGGCACAGAGTCTAAATCGAGTGATGCCGGTGAAGAAACATCTGGTGACACCAAGAAAGGTGACACAGAAGAAGAAACTGATGGCTTTGAAGAAGAATATTCTACAGTGACTGGCAATGGTCCGTCTGACGAAGAGTTCACAGACGAAGAAAGCCGTGGTGCTGGTGAAGAACGCGCAACAGATGTTGCTAATGCAGGCGATCTTACTTCTGAAAGTCAGAGAGCAATGGACAAGAATGTTATTGATAAACTTGTCACAGACAATAGTGGAAATGTAGGACCAGCATGTAAAGCAATGACAAAAGAACAGCGTGCATACATTATCAATGAATACGAAGACAGTGAAATTGGTGTATACGCTATTGACAAAGCCAAATCGTTCATGAGTGAAAACAAATCTATCGTCAACAGCATGGTCAAAGAGTTCGAGATCCGCAAGAAAGCTGATCAGTATCGGAAAGCCAAGCCAACGCAAACTGGTCAGTTGGATACCAACAAGCTGCATGAATATCGTTACAATGATGAGATCTTCCTACGTGGTATGAAAATTCCAAACGGAAAATCACACGGCATGTGCATGTTGATTGATAATTCTGGATCGATGGATAAAGTTATCGAAAAAGTGCGCAAACAAGCGGTGACATTGGCCATGTTCTGTCGTAAAGCGAACATTCCATTCGCGGTGTATACTTTCACAAGTTACTACAGCGTGAATGAATACCCAATGATGGAAGATTTTCAGATGGATTGTTCTCAAATCACTGTCAATGAAGTCTTGAATAGCACAATGAAAAATGACACATTTGTACGAGCTGTTGCAAATCTTATCAATCGACGCGGAATGATGGGTGGTACGCCGATGTTGGAAAGCTTGATTGCATTGCAGCCAATCGTCAAAAAGATCAAGGAAATCAACAACCTAGATGTGATGAACTTGGTTGTACTGGCAGATGGTAGTCCACAAACGATTAGTATGCATCAGAGTATGCGTCGAACTGAATATCATAAAACAAGTCGTGTGTGGTTGGATAAGAAAACATGCATGACTATGGAAAGTGATAAACATGCGTATGTTATGGTCAAAAAAGCAATGTCTGATGTCTACGATTGGTATCGCAAAACTGGTGCTGCTGATCACATCATTTCATTTTTCATTGCTGATCGTGGCATGTGTTATTCGCGAGATCTTAAGCCTTCTGCGAAGCCTATCACGACACACAACACTGATAATGGATATGACACTGAAATACTCATTCCATATAGGTCTGCTGCATTGAAGAATGAAACTGATGAGCTTAATATCGAAGAAGGTGCAAGTAACCGTAAGATCGCTGGTGCGTTCAAGCGTCAAGGTTCGTCAAAGAAGAACACGCGCATCATTGTCAAAGAGTTTGCAGAAGCAATCTCATAATAGGAAGTAGTCTGATCACATTTTTGTGATTGGACTTCTCCTTTGGGAAATGCGATAACTAATCATCGGAAACAACAGCAAACACTTCTAAGGAACTTGAAAATGACCACCTTGACTAACACAGAAGCAAGCGTCATCGAAATACTTGCCAAAGAATTTCCAATCGGTGATGTGTACACACTAGACATCAAACGTGTCATGGGTTATGTCCTCGGTATCCACCAGGACAACGTAGCACAAAATAAAGTCAAAGAAATTCAAGACAAAATGACGAAGATCCACAAGGGATATTATAGTATCTCTGCACTCGCCATCGTAAATAATGACGACGATTATGTTGCTCCTGCTGCTGCATCTGTTGCACAGCCAATCGGAGAAGAAATCTTTGTACCTGAAAAAAGCGATCAGTATGTTCGTTGGGGCCATGCACGCGATGTTGAAACCATCATTGGATCTGGCAAATTCTACCCAATCTGGATCGCTGGTCTGTCTGGTAATGGTAAGACATTCATGGTTGATCAGGCATGCGCCAAACTCGGACGCGAAATGCTCCGTGTTCAAATCTCAGAAGATACAGACGAAGATGCGCTGATCGGTGGATTTCGTCTTGTGAATGGCGAGACAGTCTTCGCAGAAGGCCCGGTGGTCCGCGCAATGAAGCGTGGTGCAGTTCTACTCATCGATGAGATTGATCGTCCTGAGCGGCCTCTTATGTGCCTACAGGGTGTACTTGAAGGCAAGCCTATCCTGATCAAGAAAACAGGCGAACTGGTTAAACCAGCACCCGGCTTCACTGTTATCGCAACTGGTAACACACTTGGTCGCGGTTCAGATGATGGTAAGTTCATCTCTGCACGGATCTTGGATGAAGCTTTGTTGGAACGATTTGTGATCACTTTCAACCAGCCATATCCAAATGCTGCAATTGAGAAGAAAATTATCATGAAGCACATGGAGCTGTATGGTAAAATTGATGATCAATTCGCTCATATGTTGATCGTATGGGCAGATGCAATTCGCAAGACATATGAAGATGATGGTATCGAAGATGTCATCACCACACGTCGCCTCTGTCACATTGTCCACACATTCTCGATCTTCAGTGATCGTGCCAAGGCAATCGATCTCTGCATCTCACGATTCGATGAAGATAGCCGCGCAGCGTTCAAAGATCTTTATGACAAGATCGATCCTTCGACAATGGACGTAAGCGGCATCGACAGCGAGGTGCCATACTAATAAATAAATGTAGTGGTTACACGTTGGTTACATTTGCTGTTGATCGGTAACCAACGTGTAACCAACCTAGTTACAATAGGAAACATAACATGGCAAAGCAAAAAGCTAAGAAAAACAAGAACTTGGACAAACCCGTAACCAACGCTGAACAGCCATATTATGTTGGTAAGCATGCGTTTGTTGATGTATATTGGGATAACCATGCGCCACCACTTACCGATCCAGACATCATCATGGGTAGCCTGCAAGTAGTAATCGAAGAAGTAGGTGCAACTATTCTCCACAAGCATATATCACCATTCGATGGTGGTGGTTACACAGGAATGTTTGTGCTATCAGAAAGCCATGCCTCAGTACACACATGGCCGGAATATGGTATGGCTACGATCGACATATATATGTGTGGCGACTGCGATGCATTCAAAGCATTAGATTTGTTGATCGATGTATTCGAACAAGCCGGTTTTGCACCAAGACATCGTGTACAATCAAAGTATGGCAGAGGATACACGTATCCAAATGCGGTATCAACATTGAGGAAAGATCGATGAAGAGCACCAAGGAAAGCAGATACCAAGACAGATTGCGTTCATACGCGACACCACTTGTGAAAGAACGATTCTCGAAACAAATGAAACACGCACCAACTGGTTTGTTGATGTTCGATGAAAAACCAGGATCATCAAAAGCACACTTTTGTTCCGAAGGACCAGCTATAATCGAGCGAATGACTGAAGAACAAATGAATTATCTTACAGATAGCCTGGGAGATCCCACACAAACACACTACGATGGATCTTATGTCATTGGAATGACTTATGATTTTTATAATTTGGAAAGACATCTTCGGGCTAAAATTATGGTGGAGGGTGAGTGATGAATAAAGGTGAAAGAGAATTTGTGAACGAATGGTTGCTGGAAGCGATCATGTGTGGTACATTGGTAATTGATAAGACTGTGGCACCACCAGGATCGAAGGTAGAGCACTACTATAAGGTGATTGACATAGGCACAATTCAAATATCATCCGAATATGCTCATGAATTCTTGGGAACTGACGATGATACACTACACCATAATGGTGAATTGATTGGGATCTACACAGATCCTAATATGCTAGAACGAGACTTAGTAAAAGCGTACAATTACGTCCACAACAACTAAGAAGGAAATTATACAATGAACGTCTTCAAGACAATCGCAGTGATTGTTATTTTGGCAGCAATAACAATGACATACGGCACAATGAATGCCAAGGCCGGTGTTACTGAACACAAACAATTTTTCGCAACAAGAACAAGTGGTGAGTGGAAAACAACAGGACACGCATTTGTCATTGATGGTGAATTTACTGCTGCGTGCGGGATTTTCACTTCATTTCCTACTGCCGATGGACAAGCGATGTTTTCTGTCAATGCGATAGTAAGTGATCTGCTGGATAAGAATAAAAAGGGAGTTGATGTCAACTATTCAATCAAATGGCCAGAAGTTTCGAAAAATGCAGGTAGCGCCATTCGCGTCGTGACACGATACAAGATTAATGGTGTATGGAAAGATTTTGAAGATATCTGGAATCGCGATGGTGGTACTGGTGAAACATTTTCATTGACAATCCCATACTCTGTTGTTACAACACTATTTCGTCGAGCAAGCACAATGTATCTCAAAATTTACACACACAAAAATACCGGGAAACATATGTGGTTGAAACTGAATATGGCTGGTACTGACGTAAGTGGTGAATATCAACGCCAATGTGCTAACAAGTTTATGAAAGACATGAAGCGGTGAAACAACCATTAGTAGAATGCATTGCAGCTTATCTAGCTGCATGCGCAACTCTACTGGGATTTTTCATATTCTCAGTATGGATCATTGAAACACTAATCGAGAAGGGAATTATGTGATGTTCACGCACGAGTATTATGACAATCACGAAAAATGCTTTATCTTCAATGACTTGGGTGGTCGACTACAAGGCTTCATTGCTATCCATGATACCCGTCTTGGTCCTGCTTTGGGTGGTTGTCGGTTCACAAAATACGATCATCCTAATCGAGCAATGGATGATGTTCTGCGACTGTCTGCCGGTATGACGCACAAAAACTCATGTGCCAATCTGCCATTGGGCGGCGGTAAATCGGTGATTATTGCCAATCGTTGGGACGGTAAAGATCGCAAAGAACTGTTCGAAGCATTTGGATATCACATCAATGAACTTGGTGGGCAATACTACACTGCGATCGACGTTGGTACTACCATCGAAGATATGAAAATCGTGGGGAAAGCAACACCTTACGTGTGTGGTATTCAACGACCAATCTCAGGATCTACCGCCAAAGGGGCATACAAGGCCGTGGAGGGGCTTTCTGAGTTCATGGGCATGGACATCAAGGACATGTCGTTTGCCATCCAGGGATTAGGACAGACTGGCTGGGGCATGCTCGAAAGACTACATGCAGCTGGTGCGCGCAACATTACTGTTAGCGATATCAATGCTGATGTGGTTAAGAAAGCACTTGACTTCGAAGGTGTTGCGAGTGTAGATTCTTCTGGTGAAGACATCTTACGCACCGATTGTGATGTCCTTATGCCGTGTGCATTGGGTGGTGTGATCAGCGCCAGAATTGCAGATCAGTTGCATTGTAAGGCAATCTGTGGTATTGCAAACAATCAATTGACGTATCCTGCGTCGGTGTCTAAGACATTGAAATCATTGGGTATTCTGTATGTACCAGATTTCATTGTTAATGCGGGTGGTGTTATTGCTGCGTGCCAGGATGTGACGGGTGATGATCATATGATTGAGCTAGATGCGATCAAGGATCGGACACTGAGTATCCTAAAACTAGCAGATGAGGGCAATGTGGACACACACTCTGTGGCTATGGATATGTCAATGGCAAGGTTACTAGGATGAGCATGTAAAGCAAATTAAGGATGGACTTAATGACTGACATGATACCAGTATTCATAGTATCACAAAGGCAACGAGGACGCACCAAGATCATTGGAGCGTATCGAAAACTGTGTGAAGCACAGAAGGTGCGGGATGATACGTATGATTCGCATATAGAAGTGATGGAAATGGTCGGCTGATTGAGAAGGAAAGATAAAATAGTTCTTGACTCCGGTGGTTGGATATGAGATTATCTAATCATCGGAAACAAGGAGACACACAATGAGAAATCTAGCAACACGGACGACCACGGCACGCACGATCTTCGCGGCCAAAGGTTTCATGGTTGGTTTCAATTCAGTTCGTCGCGGTTTGCCTTTAGATTATGATCGGTACACCACACGCAGTCCACAGTGGGCATACGAGCAAGGCCGTCAATTCGCTTTACAGTTTTCTGGCGAAATCAAGAATCGTAATGGTTTCACATGGGATGCGAAAAATGCCATCATGGAACTATACAGAAACAATAGCATGTAGGGCGAGGTTACTAGGATGAGCATGACAGAAATCCGCTACTTGAAGCGGCAGATTGCAACCAAGAAAAGAGAAGGAAAGATAATAATGTTGTGTAGACACCCAAGATCTGATCCTAAAAAAACGATGACGATGGGACCAATTAGACACGATGATTTATATTTGGAAAACATGAAGGCTACTGGTCTAAGGATGACGAGACAACAAAAAAGAGCGTTCGAAAAAATACAGAAGAAGAAAAAGATAAAATAGTGCTTGACTCCGGTGGTTGGATATGAGATTATCTAATCATCGGAAACAAGGAGAGACACAATGACACCGGTTAATGAAATTGACAAAGCCATCGCAGAGACGATCTTCGAATCACTGGGTGGCAACAAGTTTGCAGAAGTCGCAGGCGCAAGAAATATCAGGTACGGTAAACGATCACTGATATTTGAAGTTGCCAGTGGCATGACAATCGAGATTAAGGAACAGACATAATGCACATTCCAACATGGGTTATAGTACTGACAATGGTTGTGGCACTGACTATGTGCGTAGTTATTTTGGTGGGAAGTTCGTTTTAACGAAAATAGTTCTTGACTACCATCACAGGATGTGAGATACTACAATCATCGGAAATCAGAAAGGTTACACAATGACTATGACAGCTAAAGAATTCTTCAAGAAGCTTGCAAAGAAAAACACCATTTTCTCTTGCGTGACCACACGTAAGAACGACAAAAAAGTCAATGGTGTTGTTGTTTCAAAGAAGGGTGAAGAGATTTCTTCAACGTATCGTCTGAACGTACCAGCCACCAAGAAATGGGCTGCTGATCGTTTGGCACCAGGTGTTCGTAAGGCATCAGATAATGCCAATAACGTCATCACTGCATACGATATGACGAAGGTGGATGCTAATGGTGAGCACGGTGCATTCCGTCGCATTAACCTAGCAGGTATCAAACGAGTCAAAACTGGCGGTGAAGTGTTCACTGTTGAAGTTGAAGAAGATGGTGAATTGGTGATGGTAAAATCATCCTAATATAATTCACTGGCAGTATCCACCATCGTTGATGATTGTCGGTTGATCCTGATACTGCCAGTGAACTTTTTCTCATGACCATGGGTGTCCTTTGTGGCACCCGTGAACAATTAATGGATGAGTTCAAATGATAAATATTGAGATAGGAGACGTGCTTGAGAATGAACTAGATACCAGATCCAAGTGGGTTGTCTATTTCAAAGTTGACAATGAGGTAGGTTTGGTGTTAAGTTCTAAATTACAGCAACGATTGATCATAACAAGTATGAATGGTTGGTCGTTGGTCAAAGCAGCAACAAGATGAGTGTTTTATAAGCGACTGTCCTTGCATGAGCGATCATGCAGAATCTTTCCTTTCATTCCGATGTGGGGCAGTCGCATATCAAGTACTTACCAATGGAGACAGAAATGCTATACACAGTAAATAGAATAGATTCAAATGCTAGTGGTATAGCACACACGATTGTGTTTCGAACATATGATCTTAAGGTTGCGAAACGTGTCTATAGATCATATCGAGCTGTGAATAACGCCATCATCGAATCAAGCAGTTATGACAATGTGCAAGAATATTGCATTATGGATAAAGTAGGAAATAAAATCAAATGAACGAATGCAGAGAAATTTCTTATGGCAAAGAAAAACTGAACTACAGCACCATATTTACTGTCTGCGCGTTTATCGTCGTGGCCGTGGCGGACTGTTATTATTACGTGCCGAAAGAAGAAGTTCACATAACAAGAGGATTAGTGAAATGATTAAGAGTCTATTGATTGCCATCCTAGCAACAGTTGCGATGATTGGCGTGGTATTAGCCGAACCAGTTATCGTCAAGAAAAACGTTACTTGTATGGCAATGCCTGAATTCATGCAGAAAGTGTTTCTTCCTGGTGGATTTATGCCACAATCGGAGAACGTATTCAAGAAAGATAAAGATGGTGTGCCCATCGCATCTTATGATGCTCTTCGATCATTGGAAAACAAATCCATTTTGATCGTAGAAGTTACACGCATCGAAGACAATTTCGTCGTTTGTATTCTCGCTGGTTGGAAGTACCAAGATGAGAAGAAAACCGATTTTCTAGTAAAGTAGGAATGACATGAATTATTTTCTTGGGTGTGTTATCTTCGTATGCGTCAGCACTCTTGTGACGATCGCATATGTTGCACCACTTGAACTAGCACCACAAAAATGTGCAGATGAAAGTGGTTGGGTAACAAAACTAAATGATGTTTGTATCAAACCACCGAGCATCATGGACTACTAAGAATGAAGGGGAGATTTTGTCTCTCCTTTTTCGTTATTCCTCATTCGTTGATACTTTACCATCGAACTTCTTTGTGATTGCATGATAATCGCCTACCCGTCCTTCGTACCCATTCGGAAATCTGGACGCAAGCAGTCTGTTCTTTGCAACCTTAGTTACATTGACCATATTGGATTGATTGCCACCGAGAATGTGATAGTAGTTTGCATCTTCTGATACGTACATTCCAACATGACCAGACCATCCAGATTTCTTACCGCGCCAGAATACCATTACAGCACCATATCGTGGCGTAGTCTCGAAACCAAAATTGCGCCAATTACGAGCACCAAGTGGATTTTTGAACTTCACTTTGATGCCATTGTTATCGAAGATGTGCGCAATGAACAATCCACACCATGGCGTATCATCGTTTGTATAAACATTTTTCACAAAACCACCGAGCTGCTTTGCCCAATTCATGATGACACTATTGGATCGTTTGCCGGAAATTTCTTTGGTTCCCATCAAACGTTTTGCAGTAGCCATCCAAGGTAATTCTTTACCAGCTTTGACTTCTTCATCAATTACAGCTTCGTCGATGTCCTGTGGAATGACAATCGATTCATTGACACGATCTTTGGCTCGTTTAAGACCACCAAAAATGGCACTGACGATACTCATAAGAAGCTTGAACAACGTAAGCAACATGCCTTGCGCAGAATCACCAACATCTTCCTGTAGCGTATCAGACGGTTTCACGTGTTCGACTTCACCAGCTTCGTATTCACCGACCAATTCGAGAACATCACGCAGTTCGTCTTTATAGCGATTGTTGACCAATGATCGTTTGATTTCGCAGGATAGAGAACGCAATCCATTGACATAATCCACACGCTCACGATACAGAGCCTTGATCTGGTCAGATGGATGGCTTGGTAAACCTTCAGAATGGGCCGCAGAGACGATTTTCTTTGCTCCACCATGTTGCACACTCATAGAGAACAAAGCCTCTTGTATGCCTCTGTCTGTGACATCAAAGCCTAGTTTGGCTGCATGGTCGCGCACAGGGATGTAGTGAGTGGTTGCATAGAATGCTTTCTGTGCATAACCAAATCCATCTGGATCTGCATAGGCAACTTGTTTGTATTTCGAGTTGAACCATTTTGTTCCTGGTTTGAGTGAACCAAATTTTGATTTGTAAGGTTTGCCCCACGAAGAACGTAGAAAAGCGCCCATGGAATATGCACCGGATAGTTGATGGACACCATAGCTATCGCCACCAGGATCACCCCATGCAGATCCATTGCTAACAAACGCAACACCACGGCCACCCGATTCATATTTTGCTGATACTCTACCAAGATCTCTTGGAAATGACATGACTGACACCCTTCAAATTAGTTAATAGAGCTATTTAGGGCCGCTGACGATTTGACTATATAACAGAGCTGTGCTAGATTCAGCGATATTAACAGTATGACAGGAGAATGCGCACTATGCCACTATCACAAAAATTCCACAGTTACTACGAGGGCCGCGAACCTCAGTTCATGACATTGGATGCATATTTTGAATTGTGTGAAACTGACAAGATGGCCTATGCTTCCGCAGCCGAGCGTATGGTTGAGGCTATTGGTGAACCCCAATTGGTGGACACAAACAAAGATCCTCGCCAGTCACGTATTTTCAGCAATCGCACACTTCGCGTGTATCCAGCGTTCAAAGAATTTCATGGCATGGAAGACACCATCGAATCGATCGTTGGTTATTTCAAACACGCCGCACAAGGATTGGAAGAACGTAAACAGATCCTCTATTTGCTTGGTCCGGTTGGTGGTGGTAAATCCTCACTGGCAGAAACACTCAAAGAGCTGATGGAGAAAATGCCAATCTATTGTTTGGCAACAGCAGATGGCGACATCTCACCACTGTACGAATCTCCACTAGGACTGTTTCAAAACAAAGAGCATCAAAGGGATCTTTCCAAAGATCACAATATCGACATGCGATATTTTGGTCAGATCATGTCACCATGGGCAATTAAGCGTCTCAAAGAGTTCAAGTACGACATCAATCAATTTCGTGTTGTCAAAATTAATCCATCACGTTTGGAACAAATTGGCATCATGAAGACTGAACCGGGCGACGAAAACAATCAAGACATTTCTTCGTTGGTTGGTAAGGTTGATATTCGTCAACTCGAACACTTTAGTCAGCACGACGCAGACGCTTATTCTTATTCTGGTGGCCTCAATCGTACGTCACAAGGCATGCTTGAATTCGTTGAGATGTTCAAAGCACCAATCAAGGTTCTGTATCCATTGCTCACTGCAACACAGGAAGGCAATTACACAGGCACAGAAGCAATCTCTGCTATGCCGTTCTCTGGTATCATCTTGGCTCACTCTAACCAATCGGAATGGACATCATTCAAGAACAACAAGAACAATGAAGCGTTCTTGGATCGTATTTGTGTGATCAAAGTTCCGTACTGTTTGCGTCGTACTGAAGAAGTCAAGATCTATGAGAAAATGATCGAGTCATCTGGCCTAATCGATGCACCATGCGCACCACGTACATTGCGTATGTTGTCTGAGTTCTCTGTCCTGACTCGACTTAAGGAACATGAAAACTCAACACTCTATAGTAAAATGCGCGTGTATGATGGTGAGAATATTCGTGAGTCTGATCCAAAGGCCAAGACGATGCAAGAGTATCGTGATGTTGCTGGCCAAGAGGAAGGCATGGATGGCACATCAACTCGATTTGCGTATAAGATCCTGAGTAAGACGTTCAACTACTCTTCTGATGAAGTGGCGGCAGATCCTGTACACATGATGTTTGTGTTGGAACAAGCCATCAAGAAAGAACAGTTTCCAGAAGATGTGGAAACAAGATATCTCACCTTCATTAAGGAAGATCTTGCTGGTAAGTATGCAGAGTTTCTTGGTAACGAAATTCAGAAGTGCTACTTGGAATCGTATGATGAGTATGGTCAGAACTTGTTTATGCGGTATCTGTCGTATGCAGATGCATGGTTGCAGGATCAGGAGTTCAAAGATCCAGACACTGGACTACTGATGAATCGTTCGCTCTTGAACGAAGAACTAGAGAAGATGGAAAAGGCTGCTGGTAAATCAAATCCCAAGGATTTCCGAAACGAGGTTGTAAACTTCTGTCTTCGTGCAAAAGCTCGTACTGGTGAAGATGTTAAGTGGACCTCATATTCTCTTCTGCGTGAAGTGATTGAGAAGCGTATCTTTAGTCAGATCGAGGATCTGCTACCTGTCATTTCGTTTGACGATAAAAAGTCAAAAGAGATGCAACGTAAGCATGATGATTTTGTTAATCGTATGTCCGTGCGTGGATATACACCCAAACAAATTCGTCGTCTAGTTGACTGGTATTGTCGCGTTCGCAAAGCTGGTTAATTGGGGATGGCGGGGGAGAAATCTCCCGCCACTGATCATGGCTAAAAAATACTACACGATCTACAGAACAACGAACACAATTACAAAGCAATTCTATGTGGGGATGCATGAGACAGATGATCCATATGACAACTACTTCGGAAGTGGTAAAAGAATTCGACTGGCAATTACGAAATATGGAAAGGATAAATTCAAGAAGTGCGTTCTACATATTTTCGATACTCGCAAAGAGATGGTTGCGAAAGAAAAAGAGATCGTTACTGAGAAATTTTGTCTGAGAGAAGACACGTATAACATCAATCCCGGTGGCGACGGTGGCTTTGGACATGTCAATAAGACTGGTAAGAATGTTCATAAAAAAGGCATGGATAATTTACTACGCGGCAACAAGGAATTTATTCAAGAACGCGGTGATTGGGATGCCTATATAAAGAAACTATCGTCTGGTCAAACCGGTGAAAGAAATAGCCAGTATGGCACACGTTGGGTTACCAATGGCAAACGCACTATGAAAATACGTAACGGAGAATCACTTCCAGATGGTTTTGTGTACGGTATTAAGAGGAAAAAATGAATGACGCATATCGTTGATCGAAGACTCAATCCGCGCGATAAAGCATTGAAGAATAGAAAACGATTTATGGATTTGCATAAGAAGCAGATCAAAGAAGCTGTGCGGAGAACATTAGATTCTGGTGATGTTGATATGACAAAGAACAACAAAAAAGTTCGCGTCAATCCAACATCTGAACCAACATTCGGCAACAATCGAAAGACTGGTGACAAAGAATATGTTCTGCCCGGTAACAAAGAATTTGTCCCTGGTGATCATATCAAGAAACCAGAACAAGGATCTGGTGGCCAAGGACCAGGGCAGGGTGAAGGCTCACCGGATGGTGAAGGCGAAGATAGCTTCGAATTTCTTTTGACTGATGAAGAGTTTCGTGACTATGTGTTCGAAGAGATGGAACTTCCAGATTTCATCAAAAAACAACTGAAGAATGTCACACAGTACGAGACAATCAACAGTGGCTACAAGAACGAAGGTAATCCTTCACAGTTAGATATCGTGCGTTCTATGAAGAATGCCATTGGTCGTAAGATTGGCCTTCGACGTCCTTCATTAGAAGAAATCCAAGATCTGAAAGCGTTGCTGTATTTTGGTGGCACACCAGAAGAAGATCGTCCTGCTATTCGCGCAGAGATTGAGCGTCTTGAGAAAAAACGTAAGGCAATTCCATGGATTGATCCGTTCGATGTTCGATACAAAAACCAAGTCAAAGTTCCAAAGCCTCACACACAGGCAGTAATGTTTTGTGTGATGGATGTATCATTCTCAATGGGCGAGGATGAGAAGGATGTTGCCAAGCGTTTCTTTGTACTTCTGAATATGTTTCTTCGTCGCAAATATAACAATGTGCATGTCGTCTTCATTGCGCACCATGCAGAAGCAAGGGAAGTGGAGGAAGATGAATTTTTCCATTCGAAGATCAGTGGTGGCACTGTAGTATCCGAAGCATTATCATTGACAAAGAAAATCATCAACGAGAGATACAAGCCAGATGATTGGAACATCTATATCGCACAAGCATCAGACGGTGATAATTATCCAGCTGATGAGACATTGACTGAGCAGTATATCGAAGATCTGCTAGGTATTGTGCAATACTACGCCTATATCGAAACACTATCAGACTATAAGAAGCAATGGGTACAGAATGGTCATTTGATGGACACGACTTCGTTATGGAAGTCATTCAGGAAGCACATCGAAACCAATAAGAATCTAGCACTGCAACGTGTTCCTGACAAAAGTTCTGTATGGAAGGTGTTTAGCAATCTGTTCCATCGTACGAGAGCTGATAACGCAAAGATTTTTGGAGAGTAAGATGACAAAACCACTTTTTGCTGCTGGCGCAGATTGGAATTTCGATCTTATCAAGGCGGTTGATGCGGAATGCGCGGAAATTGCATTCAAAGAATTGGGACTTGATATTTACAAGAATCAAATTGAGATCATTGGTTCTGATCAAATGCTGGATGCTTATTCTTCTGTTGGTTTACCAATCATGTATGATCATTGGTCATTCGGCAAACGCCATCTTCAAGATGAGTATTCGTATCGCAAAGGATTATCTGGCCTGGCGTACGAGATCGTTATCAACTCAGATCCATGTATCTCTTATCTCATGGAAGAGAATAGTATGACAATGCAATCGTTGGTGATCGCACACGCTTGTTACGGTCATAATCATTTCTTCAAGAATAACTACCTGTTCAAACAGTGGACCAGTGCCGACTCAATCGTTGATTATCTGATCTTTGCCAAAGACTACATTTCAAAGATGGAAGATGAGCATGGACCAGGACCAGTACAGGACGTACTCGATGCAGCTCACTCAATTCAATCGTATGGTGTTGATCGTTATCAGCGACCAGATAAGCTGAACAAGCATGATGAGAAGCTACGTCAGAAAGAGCGTTCAGAATATTTGCAGCAACAAGTCGATAGAATATGGTCAACACTACCTGAATCAGCAACAACAAAGAAAGCCAACAACAACATCGATGAAGGCCGCATGAAGAAAATTCCTTCTGAGCCACAAGAGAATTTGTTGTACTTCATCGAGAAACATTCACCTGTACTAGAACCATGGGAAAGAGAAATCGTACGTATTGTGCGTAAGATGGCACAGTATTTCTATCCGCAACGTCAGACTAAATTGATGAACGAAGGATTTGCATCGTTCACTCATTACTACATCATGTATCGTATGTGGGAAAAGGGATTGATCACAGAAGGATCGATGCTAGAGTTCCTTGGTTCGCATGCTGGTGTTCTTACTCAGTTCCCCTATGATCACAAGCACTACAGTGGTTACAATCCATATGCGCTTGGTTTCGACATGTTCACCGACATTCGTAGAATATGTGAAAAACCGGATGCAGAAGACAAAGAGATGTTTCCGCACATCGCTGGTGAAAACTGGAAAGAAGTCATTCTCGATGCCGTTGCGAACTATCGTGATGAGAGTTTTGTCATGCAGTTTCTTAGTCCGAAGATCGTCAGCAAATGGCAGTTGTTTAAGGTTGATGACAAACAAGGATCGGATAAGCATAACGTAAATGCCATTCAGAATCGCAGTCACTTCAATGATATCCGAAGTGGATTGTCTAACCAGTATTCGATGTCTCAGTATCATCCTGACATCGAAGTGGTGAATGCGAACATTCATGGCTCTAGAACGCTCGAATTGAAGCACACACCGGTAAACGGAGAGAAGCTGGATGAGAAGACCAAGGATGCTGTGTTGACGTATATGGAGTTCCTATGGGGTTATTCTGTTGAGTTCGAGAAAGACAGAATATCGTTGAATGATTTCTATGGTGATGTTGCTGGGTGTTAGGATAAACGATGTGGACATATGAAAATGAAAACGGGTGTTATGAGGCAGACTATCTCATACCGTTACTGTGGCAGATATTCAAACATCGCACATGGCATCTGTTTCGTGGTGATGGCTGGATAGACTAAATATCTCATTGGTTGACCACAATGGGATAGAGCTATGGCGACAATTATACTAGAACTGGAACACAACATGGCTAAGAATATTCTTCTGATACACGGCGCATGGGCAACCAGAACGTGTTTCAACTACATCGTCGATAAGTTAGATGATGATCACAACATTCAATATTTTGAATATGATTGTGAAGAAGAGAAAGCAGTTGATATTGTGAAACGTGCGATCAAAGAATGCAAAGAGTTCACCGACAATGGGCAAGAGACTGTCGTCATCGGCCATTCTCTTGGTGGTATACTTGCCATGCACCTAGCACGAAACAAGCGTGTGGCGTCCATTGTGACGATTGCAGCACCACTTAGTGGCATCGGTGGATTCAATCCATTCATGCATTATTTCTTGATGCTTGCTGCACCAATCTTCTCTTACATCTTACCAAAATCAAAATTCATCACTGATGTCAAAGAACAGAACTATGATGATAAGAATATCGATTGTATCATTGCGTGTAAAGGACATTCGTTTGCTGCGCCAAAGGTTAAGACTGATGGTGTAGTGAGTGTTTCTTCGCAAGAGGATTGGACACCAGACAGCGCACGCGTACACACAATCCACGCCAACCATCACGAGATCTTACAGCACGAACATGTGGCTGAAATCATCAAGAAAGCGATATCATGATTTTCATCGATTCAACAAATTGAATAAACTCAATTTCGGTGAAATCGTTTTTGGCCGTGTTGATCGAATAGCAAACGAATTGAACATTTCCTTTCATATAACCAATGGAAGAATCAATTCGATCTAACGATGCTGTATGAGGTGTTTTCCTTTTTCCAGGGATCGGCAATGTCATTATTATATTTGTATACGTACACCTTGATTTTTGTTTATTCCACAGATTTTCCAAATACTCACCATCTAAATCGAAATCTTTGCCTCGATGCTTGCAGCTATTCAGAATTTTTAGGAATGCTGGATCACCGGTGAATGTTTCTTTGGTTTTCGATGGTGATAGTGTAGATTTATTTTTCCTCATACATTTGTTACAATGAAAAACGACGGATGAATTGCCAAGAACCATTTTTGTGTTGAAATCTTCTTGAGAAATTTTGAACGGAGCATTACATGTGTAACAGTTCAGATATTTTTGCATATTAACAAATCTCCATGATCATGATTTGTTATGTAGTTGACAACTCAGATTCGGTGTGTTAATTTCAGATCATTGGAAACACAGACAAGGGAAATCACATTATGTCTAACACCACTACAGAAAAGAATGAGTCGCCATCCGCGCATGATTCGTTTCATAGATGGCTTACGAAAACAGCCGTAGTGACTAACGATCGCCCAGGAACCATAATTGAGGATGTTCGAATCGATCGAGAATTTCCAAAAGAAGAGGATGCATCCTTTGATGTGATTTATAGTCACATTGCACATTGTTGCAACAGCGATCCTGATGTTTTGGATAGTTTGTGGGAAGCATATCGTAGGTGGAATCAATATCCTTGGTATGGCGAAGAACCAGAAGATGATTACGATTACGATGACTATTAGGTTGTAGAATAGTTTGCTTCGATCAACGTTGACATTTGAATTATCCTGTGCTATAAATAGAGTTGTGGTTGCTTGAAGCAATCTTAAAGCTGGCAGACACGGTGGTTCGAATCCACCCATCTCCAAAAGCACATTCACAGAGTGTGTTTCTGGGGGATGATCTGGGAATCGATCTGTAGTGTAGGGAAAGTTTAGATCACCGGCATGATACCACCGTCATCGGATCAAACTCGTAAACGCAAACGATAACTCGCGTATCGACATGGCACTTGCTGCCTAGTCATGAGTTTTTGGCAGTTTTGACTTGGAAACAGAATAAAACTGCCACCTAATTTGGAGGTTTGAAATGAAAACTTGGTATTGGGCTGAATGTGAAAAGTGTATGGAAATTCAAACGTTCTTTGTCAATAATCCTAATGTGACGAGTTCTTATCTAGGAGACGAAGAAGATAACAAAAGAATAGGCGCATGGTTCCAGAAGCATTATGGTTGTGAGTTGAAAATGGGTTGGCGCGATGATCATATGGATGCTCTTTGGGAAAAAGGCTACAGTAATGGCGATTTAAGAAAAGGACAAGGACAAGGAAAATGAAACGCATACCGCTTAAGGGTGGCGATGAATATGATGCACTAACAAATGCTCGCAAATACTATAAGTATCTTGCTAGAGCAGGCGTGGCGAAGAAAGTCAAACGAGCCTACAATAAGAGATTTCGACGCGCACTCAAAAAAAATATTGACAACGATTACTGATTATGAAATTGTTGTTCACAACAAAATGGATAGTAAACGAACCGATGAAAAATGACAATCCCATGAACGGATTATTTGATTTTCTTAACAGCTTTCTTGCAATCAGTTTATTTTTATTAGCGCTGATAGTAGCAATAATTGGCATTAGTATTTTCGCATAACCAAACTTTGGAAATCTGTGCTACTAAATACCTCGCAACAATCAAACAACGCGGGGCATTTTCTAATGTACATTTATAACGTGGTCATCAAACAAGTCATTGACGGCGACACTATCAAAGTCGATATAGATCTTGGTTTCAACATGACGTTGAATGATCAGAACATTCGTCTGTACGGTATTGATGCACCAGAATCACGAACATCAGACATCGTTGAAAAGAAATTCGGCAACTTGACCAAATCAGTAGTAGAAAAATTTCTGCCTGTAGGTACACGTTGTCAGATGGTATCCGTGATGTCACAGCGTGGAAAATTTGGTCGTATTCTTGGTGAGTTCCTGGTCAATGATCCTGATCTATTCGGACATGGAACCGCATTCAATCTCAATCGCCATCTCATTGACAATCATCTCGCAGTAGCATACAATGGTGATGTGTCGCGCGATACTCTAAATACGGCGCATCATGAAAACAGAATGAAGCTAATCAATGAGGGACTGATAGATGGTTGATGTCGAAAACATGGTCATGCTAGACATGATTGGGAACGAAATCGAAGAGCTAGTTTATATGCATGACATTGACTACATCGACGCTTGCATCATGTACTGCGAAGAGAATAAAATCGACATCGAACAGTTCGCCACTGCAATTAAAGAACACCAACAGATAACAAACAAGATTCGTCGCGAGGCAGTGGACTTGAACTTTCTACAGAAAGAAACTGCGACGGAATTCAACTTTGAATAGGAGAGACTAATGGACAATAAACTGATCTACATTGGCGTAGCAGTTGCTGTATTGGCAGTGCTAGTATTCTTTGGAGCTGGTGACGGCGGCGGACTTCCTGATTGGTTCCCAACAACAGATGGTGAATAATGAGTAACAGAGAAGAATGGCCTTGGTCTGAATTTGCTTTAATTGAAAAGCGTAAGAAACGCATTCAAGCTGAAATGAATAAGATCGACAAGGTTATAGACGACATCGAGAAACATAAGGATGTGGTGGTTGAATCCAAACCATCCTTACGTGAACTGATATTTGGGTTCTTCAAAAAGAAAGAAGAGCCTGCACCAGTAGAAGAACCAAAGAAGGCAGACGATCGATCTATTGAGTATACATTACCAGACGAAGCTCAAACGGTATGGGTAAAGATCACTCGTAAAGACGGCTCGACGAAAAGTTACACAATCAGTAACTACATTTCTATAGGCGGTGGTGACACCATTAAATTAACAGTGAGGTAATTATGTTTATCGAGAATGGGATGGTTGTTTACTTCGCAATGAGTTTCTTAGTGTGCTGTGCTGTGATGATATGGATGATCAATTTTAGTAATACACCGTTCGACGGTAGTACGCTATTGACGGCATTCATGTTTGGTATCATGTGGCCAGCCACAATCACTGTGTTGGCAATTGCATGGGCTATGCATGCTGTTCTAAGATTAACTGGTATGTGGAGGTGATTTGACAAGACATTGAGAATGCTGTATAAGATTATATTGTACGAGTGTGTACATTAAAACGCGCGGATGCGCAGCAACAACGAGGAATACAAATATGGACTTCAATGAACTGAAACGCAATCGCTCTAATTCCCTTGAGTCATTGCAACGTGAGCTTGAAGAGGTTAGTGGTAAGAAGTCTAAGAAGTCTTATCGTGATGAGCGTTTTTGGGAACCAACCGTTGATAAAATGAAAAATGGATCTGCTCTTCTGCGGTTCATCCCAGATCCTAATGGTCTGAATTTTGTCAAAGTGTTCTCACATACATTCAAAGGACCAAGCGGTAGATGGTACATTGAGAACTGTCGTTCTACGATTGGTGAAAAAGATCCGGTACTGGACTACAATCAACCGTTTTGGGATAGAGGCGAAGGAGCACTTGTACGTTCACAATCAAGGAAGACACATTTCTATTCTAACATCAAAGTGATTAAAGATTCTTTGGCACCAGAAAACGAAGGAAAGGTGTTTATGTTCAAATATGGGTTGAAGATCTTTGAAAAGATCAACAACCTGTCTTATCCACCTTTTGATGACGAAGGCCGAGCCAAGGGCGCAGACGGGTATAATCCTACTAACGCATTAGATCCATTCAGTATGTGGGAAGGTGCTAATTTTCGTCTCTTGATCCAGAGCGATAATAATATGCGTAACTACGATTCTTCGCGTTTTGACATGCAATCTACGATGGGTACGGACGAAGAAATTGAGGAATCATGGAAACAGGGGATTGATGTAACTGAATTCACAAACCCGGAAAATTACAAATCGTATGCTGATTTGCAGAAAAAATTGTACGATACACTTGGTTTGCAAATGGATTCGATTGGAAGCAAGCCGGTAACGGCAGATGCCAAAATGGATGCCGTGGAAAGGAAGGCCGCACCAGATATTCCTGTAGCGGGGATGGACGACGATGATCTCGATTTGGATAAATTGATGGACGAATTGGGATAGAGAAATATTTGAGGGGATGGGATTAAATTCTATCCCCTTTTTTTGTCAACTAAATAGATTTATGATATAATTTGTGGTTCGCGATACGCCCATATCCAACCACACTAACGCTTACAAGGAGCAATCAGCTATGACTATGTATGACACAATAATCGATCTGTTTGAATACCGAGATAACGATCTGTATTGGAAAGAGACTGGTACTGGACGTGGTGATATCAGTAAACCTGCTGGTTCTATCAATAAAGGTTATCGAAATATCAAGATCAAAGGTAAGCTATACGGAGCACATCGATTGATCTATCAAATGTTCAATGAGCTATGGGATATTACTGATACGTCAAGAGATAATTCTATTGATCATGCAGATAGAGACAAACTGAACAACAACATAGACAATCTGCGTGTTGCTACTCATTCACAGAATAATGCCAATAGTGGTAAGTACAAGAATAATACATCTGGTCACACAGGTGTCGTTTGGCATAAAGCAGCTGGAAAATGGCAAGTGCAAGTCATGTTAAATAACAAGTATCATTCTGGTGGTTTGTTCGTCAATAAAGAAGATGCCATAGCAAAAGCAATACAGCTGCGTGATCAGTTACATGGAGAATTTGCAAATCATGGATAGAGAATATCAATTAGAAATCATAGTCACGTATGTAGATGTACATGGAAAAATTGTCACTTCTACGAGAGAAGCAACAATTACGGATTTCCGTGACGCCATAGCGCTTCTGATGGGAGCTACAAGCGCTCGTTCGATAAAAGATGCGGAATCATACCAAATGCCAAACACGGGACTCTAGCCAGTGCTAAATCCTGTTTCAGGATCGGTATCGTTTTTCATGATTCGTTCAAATTCCTGTGCAACACCGTCGATATCTGCGTCACCAATCAGATTGATATTTTTATTTGCTTCTCGTCTCTCGACTTCCCAATCATAGAACGTGACTGCCGAATAATATGCAAACTCGGTGTTGCTGATATTTTCGAATTTTGTCACGACTTCGTTGACTGATACATTGGCACCAGATGTGATACCGACCAAATCTTTCACTACAGTTGTATTTGCGAAAGTGTTTCCTGTAACATTCATTACACGGATCATTGATGAATTACTTGTGACAATTTGACCATTGGCAACAACATCTTCAGATCCAGATGTTTTGATATCAACCAGTTCATTATTGAGCACAGCAATCGTATCGTTATTAGCAGAGATTGTGTATTCTAGGATCTTGTTCGTGTTGCGTACGATATTATCTTCTCGGCGTATGTAACCAACAACTTCGGTTGGTCTACGGTATACTGGTTTCCAATATTTCTTCAGATCTTCTTCAAGCTCATTGTCATGATAGCCAATACTGATCTGACTGTTATCATCTGCCCAATTGTTGATATAGTATTTGATCGTTTTCTGTGCTGTTACCAGATCACCATATTTTTCGGTGATCAATTGTTGGAATGTCTCTTCATCATTATACCATCCATAGTATGGATCGACGATTTCATTTGCTAGAAGTGCTGCCCATTCGTACTGAGATTCATTATAGTAATATTCTGCTAGATGATCGGTACGCAAATGTGATTCGATCTCATATGGATAGTATAGCAATCCTACACCAGCTGAATTGAGATTGAGCAATGCGCGCCGTGTGATATCCCTGCATACGGTATTCCCGTACTCCAATGGAGGGAAATTTTGAAAATATGGTGCTGCCATTATTGTCGTTTCCTTCTTCTTACCAGATCAAATAATGCTTATTGCCCTTCGCCACCCGGAAATCCTTGAGAACCGCCGCCATTTTGTGCAGCAGCTGCACCGCGTGCAGATCGTTCAAGCGCCCGCGCATTTTCGACTGCATCTGTCAGAGGTGTGCCTCTATCAGGAGACGGTGTACCATCTAAACCGTACCATCCCCAACCACCGAATGGATTATCGGATGGTACTCCACCCGACGTAGTTGATCCTGTATCATCGCCACTATCAGCACGAGTATCTTTTTTATAATCTTCCGAAGTCCAAAATTCTAGTTCAATCAATCCCATTTGGATCGTGACTGACTCTGGTGCATTGGTTCCTGCATAGAATGCAGCACCACCATTACCGCCATTGAAATCGATATCCAAAGAAGAAATTACGCATGGTTTGAATTTATACATCATGGCTGTGTTTGGATAAAAATATGGAATAAATATGTTTGGAAAGGAGAATACGAACTTGTTTGCCCCACCCCAAGCGTAACGAACGGCAGCACCTTCCTTCAATTTATGAATAATTCTCTGGATTGTGATTGTTTCTTCTCTTGATTTGGGTGACAGTTTCC